GCTGTCCTCTCCACCCTCTGCGAATGGGATGAGGTGGTCTGCTTCGGTAGCCGGCTTTCCGCACCAATAGCATTCAGGGTGTTCAGCAAGTGTGCGTTTGCGAGCTATGGCGTAGGCCTTATTGTTTGTTGTGTGTTGGCGTGGCATCTCACGCGCCTTCGGCTTGTGCTAGCGCGCCAGCAAGCTGGCTTGCTGATGGGGTGGCGGGGGGGTTGGCGGTCGGGTTCATGTTTGTTGCTTTCATTGTTTGCACTGTTGTTTGTTTAGCGTAACGCAAGACATGATTGTGAATGACCCACCCACTGGCTTGCCCTACCCAGTACCCAATTACTTTCAATGATGACTGTTTACACCTCGCCTGGCCGCATTGCATAAACCATTTCGTATTGCATGATTCAGTGCGCGACCATCTACCCGCGTTCCCGCGTGTTCTCGCCCGCACCTTGCGACAGGTGTACGCCCGTGTTACTAACCGATTGTTGTAATGAGCCGGCCAATATACTCGGCCACTTGTGGAACTACCGCGTTCCCTAATCCTCTAAGTCTGTCCATCCGATTGGAAACCCCATCAGCCATTCGACCCACTGCGGGTTCAGTTTCCCAGTAGGCGGCACTTCGTAAGGCGTGTTGTCTAACTTCCGCATTGTCGCTCTCGAATGCGCCCCGCCATCCAGCCCCCCTGATGCCACTGGCGTTGGCCAAATTGCTACAGCTCGGCCCAAGGTGTCCCTTTGAATTTTCCCGTTTCGAATTCTCGGTTTTAGTCCGTCTTTGTAATCCCTGGCTGTTGGGGTAGGCCACAATAATAATTCTGTCGCGTCTGTGATATGCACCCACTCCGCTTGCTGGAACAATACGCCATTCTGCGTCATACCCGATTTCGGCAAGCTCTCCAATAACTTGTAATCCCCCCAAAGTGAGGTGTCCTCTGACATTCTCCAAGATTGCGTATCGCGGTTGTAAACGGCTAATACATTCTCTGACCCATGGCCATAGGTGTCGTGGGTCATCTGTTCCGTTTCGTTGTCCAGCAAGGCTGAATGGCTGACAAGGGTATCCACCGCAAATAATGTCAGGTCGTTCAACGGTGTCCCAATCGATTTGTTTGATGTCTCCATGATTTGGTACTCCAGGCCAATGTTTTTTTAATACTTTGCAAGCGAACGGGTCTATTTCTGACTGCCAAATTACTTTCATGCCGGCGCGCTCTAAACCTAAATCCAGGCCGCCAATGCCACTAAACAGGCTTCCTACTGTCAGCGTCATATGTTGTGATTGGTTAACAAGTACAGCGCATATTCCATATCGTTTGGTTTTAGCACTGTGTTATATATTCCAGCGTTTTCAAATGCCATCATCCAGCGTTTCTGACCCGGCGTAAGCTTTCCTCTATCGGATTTCAGCTCAACGATGTAAAGCTTTCCGCTTGACGGGTGAAGTAGCACTAAATCAGGGAAACCAGTGTCACCTTGCACATGGGTAGCCCAATGGCCGCGCGATGATTGAGCTGGCAAATCGTGATGCACTAACCAGCCGTAGCGTTTGGCAACACCAATGAGAATGTCCTTAAATTCTGCTTCAGTCATTGTTTTTGCTCAATGAATCTTGCCAAATGTGTTCAGCTATATGAGCTATCGCCCAACGCAAATGGTTTTCAACCTCTGATTTGCGCGGAAAATCACTTCCCACTCTCACTTTTTCATGTAGGTCAACTAAGCGTTCCAATGTGTCAATTCGTTGGTTTAGTTTCATCGCAATGCCTCAATTACCGCGCTAGCTTCATGAGATTTCAACAGCTCTAAAACGGCTTCATCACTGTTAAGCGTTCGCTGAATCAGCTCTAAAAGGCGAAGGTCATCTAGGCCAGCATCCTTTGCCAGCTTTTTGATGTAGCCCAGCTGTTTCGGGGTAGCAAATGCGCCGCGGGGTGTATGCACTGGCGTTTCCCGTGAATCAGCTGGGGTCATCCTTTCAACCTTTTGCATTTCCTCACGCGATGGGCGTTTGCCCTGTGTCGCAAATACAAAATTCGCGCAAGCGCGGCCAATGGCCGAAGTCTCACAATTTTCAACAAATGATGTTGCATTGACTCCGCGGTCTGTTTTAATTTCCTCAGCCCAACCCGTTGACACCGGCTCTTTATCATCGCGGTGCGCGTACAGCTCGGCATAAAAGACGCAAGCATCGCCTGTGTAGTTCAACATTTGTGTACGCAAACGGCCTTCAGGGTGAGCTTCCCAAAAGCGAGCTAACCGTGATTCAACGGTTTCGTAATTAGACAGGTCGAATGCCATCAGCTGACCACCCAAACAATTGCTTTACGGCCATAACGGGTGTTCCTGCGTAGTCCACTGTCAATGATAAAACCATCCTTGTGTAAGCCGTTGATGCGCGCTGAAACAGATTGAGCTGGCAAATCCAGTAGCACCGCTACTTCATCACCTGTCATGCCTTTTGCTTCCGTTTTTGCGGCCCACTTAATCCAAAAATGAATCAGCTCGCGCTGTTTGCCAGCATGAGGTTTTGCTTTCAAGCCGGCTTCACGCGATGTGTCTGTGGCATCGTGGCGAATGGCAACACTGGGATGGTCTAATGCCACTTGTGTTTTGTGGCCACCTAAACCAATGGTGGATGTAAACATTTCGTACTGTTCACTCATGTCGGGAATTCCTTTTGTTAGTCGGGTTTAATTTGGCCGCCAAGGCCTTCAATTGCCAAGATAACACATTCGGCGTAGTCATCCTGACCACTCAGCTGAAAGTCAATCAACATATTTTTTAATCCACGGATGAGGTGGTCATCACGGTATTTGCGCGGTGCATGGTGAGGCCGCGCAATTTCATCCAGCAAATTAAAAACAGTCATTTGGTGTTTTGTCATCGGGTTACTGTCCATAATCATTTTTCGGGTTTCCTCACTTAGTTCGCCTTGATTCCACGCCACGCCTTCGCTCATGATGCTGTTCTCCACGGTGACCAACCTGACCGAGTAAAGATAATCAATCCAGCTCGCAAGTTAATTTGTGGGTCTAACAACATTTCGCATGAATTCACTAAGCCGGCTTTTTGTAAATAGCTGTTTGCGCCTTTGCACCAAAACCCGTTAATTTGCATTAGACCGTATGAGCCTGTCATTGGGTCTTTGGTGTTGTGCGATATGGCCACCCCGTTGCTTTCGCGAGTGATGACCCGCACAAGGGTGTCAAATTCGCTGACCGGCCAACCGAGATTTACAGCTAATGCCGCAAATTGAGCTGGCGCGCTGGCGTAGGGGTCTATGTACAGGGTGCTTGAAGTGGTGGTGCTGGGTTCAATCAGGAACGGGGCAACATCCAACATGACTCTAGACGGGCTGGATTGGGCATTCTGAGGGCTTGTAAGAGCCGTAAACCCCAACAGGGCAGAAATCAGCCCTGCAATAATTTTGGGTGCTGTAAAGGTCATAATTCAAATTCCTTTCATCGGGTGTTTTCCACCCTAAAGCACCACTAGTGCTATTGCAAGGATTTGGCGTTTTTCCATGCCCTGACAGCTTCAGGGACTTTATCGCCTACAAAATAATTGATGTGCCACGGCTCAGAGTCCAGCTCCCAGCTAAATCCATATTCGAGCGCGTGGGCTTTCATGAATTCAAATCGTTCCCCTGAGGCTGTGTGAACATCAATTGAAATACCCCAGTTGTGATGTGATTTTCCAGGCTGTGCAATTGGTGCGTTGCCCGGCTTCAAATACCAATTTTGCCCGTTGAACAAACGCGGTTTCACGCCGACTTGTGGAACAGTAGTCATGCGCGCATTCCATGCTTGTAATTGCAAAGTGATTGACCTGTAAGTGTCGTTTTGGGAAGTGGGCTTAAAAACCGTAATGCCTTCCTTGTGTGCGCGTTCCTTAAAAGCTTGCCACGCATCGGCCGCGCAAAACAAAAGTTTCCCATACGGCTTTACATCAACCAACATATTTGCTGGTAATTCTCCAGCGCGACAATGCGCCACGATGGTTGGCAAAATGACTTTATGCTTGTGGGGTACTGTCACGCCCAAAACCTTTATCGTTTTTGTTTACCCAACGCATGATTGGGGGAATAACAGCGGCAATTGCACCCTTTGCATAATCGCGCGGGTCTGTTGTTCCTGTTGAATACACAGCTACTAGCGCACCTACAAGGCTTCGCGCATAGCTTGCCAGCATTGCTTTATCTTGTTCTCTCATTTGTGGTTCTCCAAATGTCCGTCAATTTTTTGTTCTATTCGACCCAAGGTTTGGTGTACTTCGCCGTGGTCTTTTTTGTTGTCTGAGCCGATTTTCCCAATGAGTGCCACCAATACAAGGAAACAGCCACCGATGACAGCAACCACAACTTCAATGGCCATGTCATTAGTCAATAGATGGTGGTGGTGGTGGTGGTGGTGGCAACACGCACACACCATTTTCTACAGCCCAACCAATACCGCAAGGGTTGGCATCCGTGTATTCAATCCATTCGCCAGGCTGTTCAGCTATCCATTCAGCGTCAGCGACAACCGTATTAATAACAATGTTGTTTTCTATTTGTGCGTAAGTTGACATGATTCCTTAAACCTCATAAGTGATGTAAACATAACCCGTACCGCCCGCCGCCCCTGATGTTCCTGCTGTACCACCAGAACCAACGGTGACTGTGATTGATGCCCCAGCTGTTACTGCACCGCCAGCAACAATTTCAGCGCCGTTCTGTGCGCCTCTAGTTGAAGAAGTGTAAAAAGCGCCGCCCAAACTTGCTTGGTATGACGCACCGCTACCCGAGTTTGCAGGGCCAGCAACTGCAACAGCTGACAAATTGAAACCCGAATTCCATGCGCCACCACCAGTTGCAGAAACTGTGCCACCAGCAAATGCCACAGACGATGTACCGCCAGCACCAGCGCTTGCTTCACCAGCACCGCCACCGCCACCGCGAATAGTTGCAATTGCATAAGTAACGCCAGCAGGCACAGTCCAAGTACCGCCTGTCGTAAACGATGCAACATTTGTTTGACTACCCACATTAGACCATGCGCTTCCCGTATAAACCTGAAGTTTTCCTGTGCTTTCAAGATAACAAAACTGACCCTGAGCAAGTGTCTTTTCACCTGCACCACCAAAAGCGGCATCACGGGTTGTTGTTGACGCGAAAACAGGAATTCCCGAATTCGTAATGTTTAAATCGGCCGCGGTCAGAATTTCGCCGGCTACATAAACTGGCACTGTTGTAACTGCGTTTGCTCCCATAATGCTCCTTATCCTAAGACATTTAAGGCATCGATTGTGCCATATGTTGCATCATCTAAAGTTAGTTCATAAACCACTGTTGTTGGTGCGGTACTAATTAAAACTTTATGGCCTGAGCTTATGTCTAGGTAATGCTCAATGCCTTCAACAGATAGTTCCTGAGCCAGTTGGGTTGTGCCAGTACCGCTAGGGAATGTCTTTTGAATGCTGATGGTTTGCCCAATGTCAATAATTGCCACGGTGTCGCGCTGAGCTGTGGTCAAAGCCATAAAAGCGGTTTCCACCGAGGTGAAGCGGGCTTCAGGGTTAGGGTTTAAAAGGTAGCTTGCGGCTGTGTCAATGCTTCCCTGTTCATGCAACAGACTGTTAGTGATGCTTGAGGTCTGAATAAAATAGGTGGCAATTGAGGTGGCATCCTCAGCTGTGGATGTTGTCCCGTCAAGGCCTGTGACTACGCTTCGATTGATTACCGCGTCAGCTTCAAAAGAAATGCCCAAACCAAAATACGGAATTTCTGTTCCATCATCATGAAAATCGGCTACTGGGGCTGAAAGTGTATTTCCCACGCGATTTTCAAAGGTCAGCACCCCTGCGCGTGACATGAACAAACGGCCAAATTCGGCGGTGTCGTTAATTTGCGAAATATAAGTCAAAACATTTGTGCCGGCTGAAACATTGTAAGCCGCATCGTGACCTAGTTGTACTGTGCCTGTGGCAATGTCACGGCTTGCGCCAGTAGGAAAATTAACTTCAGGCAAGCTCAAAACGGTGTTAATTCGCGAACCTGACAATTCAGCTGACGGGTTGAAATCATCCATGTATGTTTGCGACAGCAAATAAAATTGGTCAGCACAAAATACCGTGACGCTGTCTAAACCACCTAATGCAAAGTTGTAGTCATAGTTGATGACATATCCACGAAAAATAAATTCAGGGTTATCCGCGTTGTCGTATCGAATCAATTTTACTTCACGCATTGGCGCAAGGCCAGGAACATTTTGGTTTACATCGTAAAATGGCGAAAGCTCATCAAACGGATTAAAAATCCCTGAGACATCCAAAATTTCAAATGACATTGTCCCCGCGCTGAATGTGTCACCAATGTCGCGCCGGCCGCGTTTTACAACTATTGATTGTGTTGATTCAAGCACTGAAGCAAATTGGGTTGTTCCTGTTAGCACATAGTCAGGGTTATCTAAAACGCCTTTTACCGCGCTATCCAAGGTAAACGCGTCAACAACAAATCCAGCGTCTATTTGCAGGTCATAATTACCCGCATTGACTACTGGAAACCCAGCCATCAGGCAATGTTCAAGGCCAACGGCCCAGCCGAACGCGAATAAGCGCGCAATGCGTTTACTACTGATTGACCAATTTCTGCACTAGTTGCCAAACCGCCAGTGACATTGATATTTACATCCCCACCACCGCCAGTATTCATTTTTGACAACGGCACCACGGCCTCAGGCCCCGCCTCGCCAATTAAAGCCAATGTTGGCCGCGAGACTATGCCGCCCTGAGCCATCTTTGGAATACCCCCGCCAGCAATAGTTGCAATGACGCGGTTAACGGTTTCGGTTACCCGTACATCAATATCCACGGTGCGTTTCATTTTTGCGGCCAATGCATCCATTTTTGCCATGAGCTTTGGTGTGAGTTTGTCCAGCTCGCTTTGGATGCCGTCAACCATTTTTTTAGCTGTATCGATACCGCCCTGATACCACTTAGCGGCCGCACCCATCCCAACCTTTTCAGCCGCGGCATTTGCTGAATCAACCAGCGCGTTAGTTTCGTCAATGGCGGTTTGCCCGCCAGCTATGAGCTGGTCAGCTATTGCTGTGCCGGCTTCAGCTCCAGCTTCAAGCACTTTTGCTAGAGCTTCACGGCTGAGGTTTTTGTCTAACAGCTCTTGAATTTTGCGCGCATAATCAACCACCCCAGCTACTTGACTCCGCAAGCCATCTAGGAAACCTGCGCCTGTTTCCTCTCCAGCTGTTTGTGCATCAGCAAAACTGAACGCTGATTTGATGCCATCAGCAACACTCGTAGCGAAATCATTGAATGCGTCTTTGGCATCGTCTAAAGCATCTTTAGCATCGTCTAGGGCATTGCCTAAACCATCTTTTAGAGCTTTGGCGTAAGACTCAACCTCTTTTTTAGCACCACCAACAGTGTCCTCAGTTTCCTTAAATTTCTTATTAAAAATGCCGGCTTCATCAGCCATTCGCATTGTCTGTTGTGCGCTTCGCCTTAAATCCTCATTGTAAGCACCCGTTGCCCCGCCAACGCCATCAAAAGCTTCACGGGTTTTAGTGAGCAAATACCAGGCCTGTGTAAGCGGGTTTTGCATTGCTTTAAGTAACCCTGTGGTTTCTTTTAGTTTGGTGTTTGCTTGACCTGTTGGTGTAGGGATTTTTCTAATTGCTTCGACCAAAAACAAAATGTTTGCTGTTGCTGTTTCTGCTTGCTTTAAGAATGCTTGACCAATGGATACTTTTACATCATCAAGGGTAGCTTTAAGGGTGCGCTGACTGTTTGCCAAACCATCGCTGGTTCGCATGAAGTCACCTTGCGCGTCATTGGTTTGCTTATAGATAGCGGCCTGTGCGGCCAGCACCTTTTGTTGAGCTGTGAGCGCGCCTTTACCGTCATAAATGCCCAGTGTCATTGCTTCCTGTTTCAGCACAGCATCATTGAGCAAAACGCCATACCGGCGCAAAGGTTCGGATTCACCGCGCAAAGCCGCACCAATTGCCAGCACAGCTTCCTCAGGGCTTGTGTTATTGAATGAGGCCAGGTCTGTGGATAGGGTGACGAAATCGGTGGTGAAGCCTGCTAAATCCTCGCCTGCTAGTCCTGCGGCCTTACCAAAAGTACCAAATGTTCCAGCCGCGTCAAGTACAGACTGTTTTGATTGACCGAGATTTCGAGCGGCACCGTCAGCAAAATCTTTGATGCTTTTTGAAGCTCTACCGAAAACAACATTTACTTTGGATGTTGCTTCTTGAAAATCTGAGGCCGCTCGAATAGCTGGCGAAATAACGGAAGTAAAAGTGCCAATAGCCGCCGCGGCTGGAAGCACCGCCTTTTGAAACAGGAACATCGCTTTAGACCCTGTGGTCTGAAGTGACGCAAATTCTGCCTTAGCGGCCGCAACGCCTTTCGGATTAAATTCCGAGATAATTGGACTTCTAATTGCCACTGTTAACCACCAAATTCCTGTTCACATCGTTCATTACATCGCCAACTAGGTCATACACCGCCAGCTGGATTTCGGCCGCGTTGCTTTCATAAGCCGGCCACATTGCGCGCGATGCATTACCGTGACCTTTCGTTACAAGGTTTTGCACAAATTGTGAACCACTGTTGGTTCGGCCAGCTATGTCATAGATTGACCCCCAACCAGTTTTTTGCACAATAAAGAATGCGCCAACTGTTTCGGTGTTTGGTCGAGCTTTACGAGTGTCAATTTTGGCAACAACACCTTTGGCAACTAGTCCACCATCCCAACCACCTAAACGCTTTTGAGGGCGCGCCATGCCAGTAAGTGGTGCAGATTTGGGAAACGCAAGCTTCGCGGCCTGGACTACGGGCTTAACAATGTCTTTGTAGCGTTTGGTGTATTCACGGCGCAATTTAGGGTTGATTTTGTTCAGCT